ACACAAGAACTAGCATTGAAATATGTTGGGGTTAATTATGAAAATGTTGCAAATTGTGACAACTTCAAACAAGCAAATGAGTGTTATGATGTTTTACATCAATCACAAATGGGTAATTTGGGGGACATAACAAAAATTGACCACAATAATTTCCCACAATGTGATTTATTAACATATTCATTCCCTTGTCAGGACATTTCAATTTCCGGAGTCCAAAGAGGAATTAAAGAAGGAACTAGAAGTGGATTGCTATTTGATGTTGAAAGAATTTTGTCAACAAATAGACCAAAGTATTTGTTAATGGAAAATGTTAAAAATCTAATCTCAAAAAATCATTATGAAAATTTTAAAAAACATATCTATTTTTTAAGAGGTCTTGGTTATACGTCATACTGGAGATTACTTAATGGTGCTGACTTCGGTTGTCCACAAAACAGAGAAAGAGTATTTATGATTTCAGTTTTAGATGGTGAAAGAGAAGATGTAAAACAAAGAATGGAAAACGTTGACAACCACAAAAAAACAAGAATACCAATGAGGCCGTTTATTGAGGATACACAGGACCCAGAATTGTTTATTGATTGTCCATATACAACACACCAACCAAAAGGAAATACGGTATGTAGATTGATTGCAAGACGAGATGATATAAGTTATGATCAATCAAGAAGGATTTATTCTATTGATGGTTGTTCACCTTGTCTTACAACAAGTGGATCCCCACAAATTATGACCGAAGACGGTAGAGTAAGAAATATTACAGCAAGAGAAGGGTATAGATTTATGGGTGTTCGTGATGAAGATATTGATTTATTATTAACAACATCATTATCAACAAAAGGACACGTATCACTTGCTGGAAATTCAATATGTGTTCCAGTAATGGAGGCAATATTTAGTGAGTTCCTTAATGATTACATTGTAGAAGAAGAACCAGTATTGTCAAACCAATCAAACGAAGAATTAAATGACTAAAACTTTATTGGTAGATGGTAATAACCTTCTAAAAATCGGTTTCCACGGTGTTAGAGACTTTTTTAACAAAGGTGAACACGTTGGTGGTACTTGGCATTTTTTAAACACTCTAAGAAGATTTTTAGAAGAAAATAATTACAATAAAGTTGTTGTGTTTTGGGATAGTGAAACCGGTTCATCACAAAGAAGAATTATATACCCAAAATACAAATTAAATCGTAAACAAAAAGACGACGAAGATTTTAAAGAACAATCTTTTTTAAAACAAAAAGAAAGGGTAAAACAATACCTTGAAGAAATGTTTGTAAGACAATTAGAAGTTGAACAATCAGAGGCCGATGATTTGGTTGCTTATTATTGTCAAATATCCCAGGATGAAGATAAGACCATTTTTTCTTCTGACCGGGATTTAACACAACTTATTTCTGATAGGGTCTCTATATACTCACCACAACATAAGAGATATTATAAACTGGGGGATGGAATTAAGATGGACTCATCTGAAATCCCCCACTATAATATTAAAACCTATAAAATATTAACCGGTGATAGTTCGGATAATATTGACGGTATTTTTTATTTGGGTGAGAAAACATTTCTTAAATTATTTCCGGAAATACTTGAAAGTGAAGTTAAATATACCGATATTTTAACAAAGGCAGAACAGTTATTAACAGAACAAAAAGGAAATGTTGCCTTACAAAATCTCCTTAGCGGTAAAACCAAAGAAGGGATTTTTGGAGAAGAGTTTTTTGTGATTAATCAAAAATTGGTGGATCTTGCAAACCCGCTTATTTCTGATGAAGGGAAAGAACTGGTTAGTTTATATTACTCCGAGTCATTGGATCCAGACGGAAGGGGGCATAGAAACTTAATTAGAATGATGATGGAAGACGGATTCTTCAAATTTCTACCAAAAGGTGATGATGCCTGGGTAAATTTTTTAAGACCATTTTTAAAACTATCAAGGAAAGAAAAAACAAATTTTAGAAACAAACCAAAAAAGTAAAAAAATGAGAGAACAGGATGTAACAAAAGTTGAATTTTTGTTAATGTGTAATGACAACATTGTAGTACAAAGATTCTTCAATGTAAAAGGGTTTAATAAAAGTGCCCACAAATCAGAAGAGTTTTATGACTACATTAAGTCTTTTTGTAACTCCCTACAAAATGATTTAAAGATGAGGTCCGTAGTTTATATGTTGGAGAACCAATATGAGATTATGGAAAATCCGGAAGTATTAAATACTTCAATTACGGAGGGAGATGAAAATTTTAACCTTTATATTAAGGTAGAAAACCTGACAATTTGTCAGAGATCATTTGACGCAAAAGTATACCCACCAAAGGTGAGATATACCGTAGACCTACGCCCAAAGCTGAAAAGTATATTGTCGGAACTTACTGACATTTTTTCAGATAAGAAATTTAATTATTTTTATCCACAATTTATCTAAAAGTAGTAGTATTTATCATTACTAACATAAGAAAAATATATGGCGACTAACAAAAACTTTGAGTATCTCGGAAACAATTTTCAAATTCAATTACTTAACCAAATTATTGTAGACAAAGAATTTTCACATTCTATCATTGATGTAATTGAGAATAATTATTTTGAAAACAAGTATTTCAAAATCATCATTCAAATGATAAAAGAGTATTATAAAAAATACGACCACACACCATCATTTGATACTCTGGAACAAGTAGCCAAATCCGAATTACAACAGGAAACTGCTATTAAAGTTGTTCTTGATACTATTAAGAAAATCAAGGATGCACCTATTGAGGGAGTGGATTTCGTACAAGAAAAAGCACTTAAATTCTGTAAACAACAAGAGTTACAGAAAGTGATGAAAAAGGCACAAAAAATTATTGATGGTGGAGAGTTTGAGAACTATGACACCCTAGAAGAATTAGTAAGAGAGGCCTTATTGGTTGGTTCAAAAGACACAAGTGCAATGGATGTCTTTTCAAACCTAGACCAAGTGCTAGATGACGACTACAGACACCCAATCCCAATGGGTATACCTGGAATAGATAGACTGTTAAAAGGAGGATTGGCAAAAGGTGAAATTGGTGTAATACTTGCACCAACCGGAGTAGGAAAATCAACTCTAACAACAAAGATTGCAAACCACGCATTCAACCTTGGATTTAATGTTCTTCAAATCTTTTTTGAAGACAACCCAAAAGTGATACAAAGGAAACATTTTACTCTTTGGACAAAGATTCACCCTGACGAATTGTCAGACAAAAAAGATGAGGTGATGAAAAAAGTAAAAGAAATCAAGGAAACTATGCAAAACGAGTTGATTTTGAAAAAATTACCATCTGACACCAAAACAATGCTTCAGATTAAAAATGAAATCAGAAAGATGATTGCTGACGGTATTAAGATTGATATGGTTATCTTGGATTACATTGATTGTGTTGTTCCGGATAAAAACCTAGGAGACGAATGGAAGAGTGAAGGATCTGTAATGAGAGCGTTTGAAGCTATGTGTCACGAACTAAGTATAGTTGGTTGGACCGCAACACAAGGTAATCGTTCATCAATATCTTCAGATGTTGTAACAACGGACCAAATGGGTGGCTCAATTAAGAAAGCACAAGTCGGACACGTTATTATAACAGTTGCAAAGTCATTACAACAAAAAGAAATGAAACTTGCCACAATAGCAATTACCAAATCTCGTATAGGGGATGACGGTGTGGTATTTGAAAATTGCAAATTTGATAATGCAATGCTAGATATTGATACAGAATCTACAACAACATTCTTAGGTTTAGAAGAACAAAAAGAGGAAAGACAACGACAAAGGGTTAAGGAATTGTTGGAAAAAAGACAACAAAAAGAAAAACAAAAATCAGTAGAAAATTAAAAATAAAATAATTAAATTTGTAAATATGGATATTTCACAAAAAATATTAAGCGATATTACAGTATATATGAAATACGCTAAATTCGTCCCTGAATTAAATAGAAGGGAGACGTGGGAAGAATTGGTGACAAGAAACAAAGAAATGCACCAGAAAAAATACCCACACATTAAAGACGAAATTGAAAACGTCTACAAAATGGTATATGATAAGAAAATCTTACCATCAATGAGATCATTACAATTTGGTGGAAAACCAATTGAGATTTCACCAAACAGAGTTTATAACTGTGCTTATTTACCAGTAGACCACACAGACGCATTTTCAGAAACAATGTTCTTATTATTAGGTGGAACCGGTGTAGGATTTTCAGTACAAAAACATCACGTTGATAAACTACCGGAAATTAAAAAACCAAACCCAGCAAGAACAAGAAGATACTTAATTGGTGATTCTATCGAAGGATGGGCTGACGCAATTAAAGTTCTGATTGAATCCTATATGGGTACAAAATCCTCAACACCGGTGTTTGATTTTTCAGATATTCGTCAAAAAGGAGCTCTTCTTGTTACATCAGGAGGAAAAGCACCAGGACCACAACCTTTAAAAGATTGTATTCACAACATCACAAAGGTTATGGAAAATAAAAATGATGGTGATAAATTAACACCTATTGAAACACACGAC